ACATGCATCATATTCTGTGAAGAGCTTCTTGAGGTGTTTATGTACAACCTCTGGGCTTGTTTGGATATTCTTATACAATTCGATGAGAGACCCATTGAGGTCGTAGGCACATACTTTGCCTGTGGCAAGACCTTGGGAGAGGATGCTCAAGAGAACACTTCCACCACCGACGAACACTTCATGATAATCCCTAATTTTTGTAGGAAATGAACCTAAGACATCACTCAAAATCTGTGATTTACCACCAACCCATTTGATAAAAGGTTTCATGTTTTGATTTCACATTAAAGTTTTAACCTCATCATCAAATATGGAAGAGATTCGAAAGAACCACAACGACGCCAAGAGAGAGTTGATACAATCCGTGACACAGAAGGGGTGTCATATTCTCGACGTTGGGTGTGGTTTCGGAGGTGACCTTCAAAAATGGCATAAGTGTGGAGCGAACATAAACATGTGTGACCCAGTCCCCGAGGCACTCGAGGAGGCGCGGTCTCGAGCCAAAAACATGCACATGCGTGTCAACTTCTATGAGGGTGACATTCACAAGTGTCCAAACAGAAAGTTTGACGTCGTGTGTTTCAACTTTTCGCTTCACTACATCTTTGCCTCCAAGGAACTTTTCTTCAGTTCGATACGTGAAATCAAGAAACGTGTGAAAAATGGTGGTACCCTCATAGGTATCATACCAGATTCTGAAAAGATATTTTTCAATACACCCTATCAAGACGAGAGTGGAAACTTTTTCAAGATGCGTGACCATGGCAACGGGGGATTTGGTGAAAAGTTGTGGGTAAATCTGGTGGACACACCATACTACGCAGATGGACCCAAACCTGAACCAGTGGCGTACAAAGACCACCTGGTGACTCACCTAGAAGACCTTGGTTTTAGACTACACCTTTGGGAGGGGTTAACAGGAAATCCCATCTCAGAGTTGTATAGTAAATTTATCTTTGTTTATAACAGATGATTGTTTTGGCTTTACTCATCCTCGCCAACTTGTGGCTCCTTCAGCAGACCCAGCAACCTCGGGAACTGGTGGAAGTCAAAGAAAAGTACAGAGTTCTCAGGGAACACCTAAAGGAGACCAAGAATGAGAAGTATCGCATGTTGTACCGTTGCATCCCAATCACGGGTATGAAACGGATGGAGGGTTCGGTGGGTTCGAACACGAACAAGGGTGGTGAGATTGTCGTGTGTTTGGATGGTAACACCAATGAAATTTTCCATGTCCTTATCCATGAACTGGCACATTGCACAGTTAAGGAGTATTCACACTCTCAGGAATTTTGGGACAACTACATCGAACTTCGTAACATCTGTGTAGAGCTGGGCATCTACCAACAGATACCAGATAAGACCAAGTTCTGTGGTCAGCACATTCAGGATAAATAATCTCTGTCTACTTTAAATGAAAACACCCCTGAGTTTTTTGTTGATGGCTATCGCCTACTGGATAGCCATCTACGGTGTAACACTCGTTCCCCAGCAGGTGGATAACTACTATGTCAACCTGATTTGGTTGACTCTCGTCATCCCTAATGTTCTCCGTCTAGTAGTTGGAAGCATCCCACGCCTGGCGGTTGACCGTCTCTTTTTCCTGTCTACGACCCTGATTGCCCTGCTGCTAACCTTCGCCATCAACACGGTTTCGAAGGAGACGAAGGAGGGTATCAAGAGTTCTACTGCTGACAAAAGTAAGAAACTGAAGACGAGTTTCTTACTCATGGGGACATTCGCAGCTGGTGCGTTGATTACGTATTATGCGGGTATCGATACCTCAATCTATAGCAATATGGGTTGGGAAAGACCTGTTTAAGGCTTGACGATGTAGTCCTTTATGAAGAAGAAGACAATAGCAGCCACGGCGCCAGTGGCTGCAAGACCAACCATGCTCCTACCCCCTTGTTCGTTAAGGAACTTGGGGATAGAAGTCGCCAGACGGTCTTGCACGGGCTTACTCACAGCCGCTGCCGCACACACACCCGCAACGAGAGCGACGAGCTGGTCGTCGGTGAGATTGAAAGGGTTCTTCTTAGCGGGCTCCTGTGCCTGCTGAACAGTGGGGTACGCACCCTGGGGATGAGGAGCAGTCATCTGGGGCATCATACCCTGCATCTTAGGCTCGTCACCCATCATAGGGGGTTCCATCATGATATCGTTAATGGGAGTGGAGTCCATCGTCTCTTTACTTTGTCTCACATTTTTTTCAGGTGTAAATGACACGGATGGATTGCTGTTGAGGGGAACCATTCCATCGCCATCGTCTGCCAAATTCATGGTGTTCACTTGGTCTGAAGCCATTTAGTATAGTCACATGTTTTTGAATTCAATACTCAACGCGTCTTTGTAATTTTGAGGTTTGTCTTCTTCGTCGCCTTCTTAGCGTCATCCTCTTTCTGTTCCAAGTGTTTGGGGTTGTACATCTTCTTATGCAAACGCCAAAGGTCGGGACCACCTACCCTGAAGTTTTTCCTAACTGTCGCCTTGTACCAAAACACACAATCCTGTATCTTGTTGGACTTTACCGTATTGTCCAACACGAGGCATTCGTAGTTTTCCGTGCATGCATCCATCACCTTACAGAACATATCGAATGAGGGGAAAATACCAAAGAAAGACTTGTACAACTTTTCTCTGTTCTGAATAATGTTTTCCCTGAGGATAAACACATAGTCGACGTTTGCACGGAGAGCTGGGGGGAGGTCCATCACATACTGCATCGTCAACATGAAGAAAATCTTCCAGTGACGACCATTCATAAAACACTGACGAATACACGTATCCTTTAGGAACTTTGAGTCGTACATACAGTCGTCTAGAAGCATGAAGGCTCCACAATTGTTCTTTCCCGCACCCACCAATTTTCTTTGTCTTGCCATCACCCGTTCTATTGCGTCTCTGTCATAGTCACCATAGATGAACAGGTCTGGAATGAAATCAGAATAAAAGTGATTTCCCTCCTCTGTACCTGACAGGACGATACCTGCTGGGAGGTGTTTCTTATGAAACATGATGTCCTTCACGAGTGTAGACTTACCTGTGTTACGTTTTCCGATGAACACACATACCCTGTCGTCTGAAATCGTAGCGGGGTTGAATTTCCTCAGTTGAAGATTCATTCTAATGTACTGGGTCGTTTTATTTAGCAAAATTTTACTCATCTCCAATACTAAAGATGAACATGCAAACAGGATTTGGTGTGGGAGGTGGAGAACAGATGGCAGAGGAGTATATCAAAAGCATGACAGACATCATGCTTCCTGTGATGGAACAGGCTATGCTTCTAGCAGGCGAATATTGCAAAGCTTGTGGAAGAAATGTGATTCTCCCAGAAGACATGGAATATGCGATGAAGTATTGTGCGATGTACAATGTGGGTCAGCAGATTGGTACGATGTTCCCTGAAATTTATGAAAATGAACACGAGGAGGACGACGAAGATGATATCGAGGATGTACCCCCAGAGGATTGCCCCCCTTTCGTTGAGTACACAGGAGAAGACACCCGCTTCATTCAGATGAATGAAGCCGTTGAACGTTGGGACTCATGGGTGCCACAGAGTCCGATAGAACAGATGTTAAAAAATGCTATTAATAGTAATGAGTAGCTCTGAGCCAGAACCATGGTCATTCACAAACGATTCATTTAAAAAGTATGAGTCCGATACCAGTTCTAGTGATGATTCATCAGACGATGAACAGCTTTTCTCTAAAACAAAATCAATCAAAACCAAAAAATTCAAGAAACTTGTGGAGAAGGAGAAACTTTCATTCGAATAATTTTTTTCCCTGAGTATAGTATACCAATCACCATGTCCGCTGCTGCCATGAAAACCGTTGACCTCGTCACCCAGGAACTCAAGACCCAGACCCTCAACTCCATTGTTGGTGGTTTCTCCTTCGCGTCTGCGATGGCGTGGATGGACTTCGTCCGCTGGGCCGTCACCCAGCTTGTGAAGGTTCCCAAGAACGGTGGTACCCAGTACGCCGTCACTGCCCTCATGACCACCCTGCTCTCCATCATTGTCTACATGCTCGTTGTCCGTATCAACGGCAAGGTTAAGAAGCCCGCTCAGCCCGTCTTCGCGATTACTCGCTAAAACGCCTGGGTTTACGCTTCATGAACATCATCAGGAGTAGTCCGACGACTACTATAGCGATGATATACGTATACTCCTTCTTCCATTCATAAACATCCGAAATGTCAGGGATGCTTATGTCTGACTTCTCCTCTACCTCTTCTTCGGGTGAATCCACCTTTAGGTTTTCCAACTTGTCAGTGGAACACATGACCTCAAATTTTAGTGTGTGATTAGTTGCACCAAAGTCATAACTCGTAAGAACACCACCGTTGAGATAGAGGAATTCCAAGCTCAGTTCGGTGATACTTTTCTGCGGCCCCGAGTGAAATCGATGAATGAATGGATCATCAGAGCCGTTATACACAATACTCGCACCACCGTTGAGAAGAATGTGACCAGTGAAATGAGGTGTTCCCTTCTGCGAACTACCTTTCGGTGTTCCAAAATAGACAGACTGGTTAAATTCATCTGAACCTGAGGAAAGTCTCAAAATCAAGGAGTTGGGAGAGGGTGTTTGGGGAGTGGGGATAAATCCAGATACGAGACGAATCTCTTCAACGTCGTAAATGGGGTTTTCTAAAATTATGGCATAGTTATTCGCGTATGGGTAAATGGTGACATCACGCTGACTACTATCAATAGAAAGGTTATGAACCTTCATTAAAATATAGGCACAATATTTTAATGATTGTTTTTGTCTGAGACGTACAAAATTATTGAGAGAGTGAATGCGCTAGGGGGTTGTTGTGAAGCTGACGCTTCGCAATGTCTAACGAATTCGTATTAGGATTCGCGTAACCCTTGTACGAGTTGAACTGATGGAAAGGCTTCTGCTGGTACTGCTGTGTCCACCCACCGTTGGCTGCATTGATATGACCATCGACGCGGGTAGTGTCACTGCGAACAGTCGTCAGGCGACCACCCTGCTTGAGGGCAGACTCACGAACATTCATGCGACCCGCATTACCCATACGGTTCGCCTTACCACGGCGGTCTTCGGGACGGAAACCGTACTTCATGAGTTCCTCGTTGGTCTTAGCAGTCACCTGGGCTGCAGCGCTATTCGTGTAAGCACCATGATGACTGTGGATACCTGGAGCTGGGCGGTTGTAGTAGTCGTACTGTGTATCATTCCGGTCACTCTTGAAACGGGTGGGGTCTTGGGAGACAGTCTGAGCCGACACAAATCGCTTTGCACCACTGAATCCAAGACCATCCGCGCGAAGACCTGTCTCCGAACGGTTAGTGGTACGCTTCGTCTTCTCGTGCTCATTACGGGGAACAACACCAGACATACCTTGTGCACGACCAGGCATAGTGGGACGCCTGGATGGGAGGTGAGCAGTCGTCTCTGGTTTATTGTGGGTGAGTTCACCCACAACCGCCGACCGACCACCTGTGATGTCCGCAGCTGGACCCGACCTACCAGGGAGGGTTGTGAGTCTATATTCACCAACATTCACTGGGTTGACACGGAACATCTGTTGGTAGCCACCGACAGCTGGTGTATCGGCACTGACACCTAGACCTGGACCAACCAGTTGTTTCTCTATGGGAGACAAGTTGTTCATACGCCCTGTATCATACATCCTGTTTCGCATATTGAGAATCTCCTGACCACCGGAACGATGTTGAGCAGTTACATCAGTAAAACTCTTCATCTCCTTCTTATTCACATACTGAGGGGGTGTATCAAAATTAATGGATTCATTAACTTCAGGGTTTTTCATTACAGGCATCTTTGGTTCAACCTTGGGAGGTTCAGACTTGGTACTCAGGTTCCGACCCGCATACACGAGACCCGCAACAGCCATGAGCGAAATGGGATCAGCCATTCTTACTTCTTGTTAACATTTTTATTAACATACCTTTGTTGAAACAGACCATTCTGGAGTTCGGCACGGGTACTGGCGGGTTCATATCGCATGGTACGGAGGGGAACCTTACATTCCATGTTGGTGAGAGGGAAGAGATTACGTTCATAGGTTTGGACAATGTTCTTGTTGAAACGGGAAGTCGACTGGGGGCGAAGTTGGTCACTGGTATCGATGTACTGCGCGGGAGAACCCTTACCAGCCATGTATGGGGCAGTGCCATACAGCATAGTATTGGGTCTGCAGCCGCCACAATTAAGTCCACTGGGCTGGGGATACACGAAAATCTCATCGGTCGCCTTTACTGGGGGAATGGCTCCCTTGTTTTGAACACGGGAAAGGCCAGGTTGAAGCTGATACGCCATTTATTATTACATGAGAATATTTATCTACGATCTCCATTCCTATAAAGACCCTCAAATGCTTCGAGTTGAGCACCACGAGCATTAGGGTTACAGAATCTACCATCACTCTTACACATTGGACCATTCTTGGGTCCATACAACCATTCCGCAAACGCCGTCTGGTCGCCTGGGATTTTCGTCACGGGGTTGGAGACAAACTGCCTCTCCATACCATTTCGCAAATACTTGGGTAAAGCTGTTCGAGAACGCCCGGAATCATATGGGATACGATCACTTGTATAGCTCTGAACAAAAGGCTTCACTGTTGGGTAATAGCACGCTTCCAGACGGTTAGGGGCGTCTGTAAAGTCTGTAATAAGGACATTTCCCATCGGGTTATCCCCCGTGGGCATCTGACACATAGCCCCTTCTGTACTGATACCGTAAGTCTCCCTGACCATCTTCGACTTATAAAGAACGTAGATGACACCAAGGACAGTCGCACCCAGAACAAAGACACGAGGGTCTCGGCGAATCAGGTAAATGATACAGCATACGTAAATAACAAAGCGAGACGCAGCGTTAACCCTATCCTCTGGGGTTTGTTCACTCGTCGGCCAAAACTGAGCAACCTGGTCGGCGCTAATAAGTTGCTGAGGTTCGTCAAACCAAGCCTTCATTTAGTATACATGGGGTTTATTTTTTTGGGAGGTTACCAAGCATGCCACCCATCATCTTCATGAGTGCATCCTGGTCAATCTGACCATCACCACTCTGCATCTTGTCCGCACAATCCTTCGCGATACCCTCAATCATCTTGAGAGTCTCATCGGGGATGGAGACGATGGTCGTACCAAGCATGTAAAGCGTCTGGAGGTACTGCCACGTCGCAGACTTGGTGTTGGCAGACATCTTCTCCCAATACCTCTTAATGTCGAGGTCTTTGAGAAACTCAATCGTCTCAATCTCCTTGAGTAGGAATGTCTCATCCTTCGCAGAAATCTTGTCAGCGTAGGGAGATACACCAGTCATGAAACCGTCGACGACGAGACGAGGGTTAGTCGTCTTCAACAAATCGAATGAAGTCATCATCTTCTTGATACCTTTTTCCTCTGGAAAAGTCTTGTGCAATTCCACAAGAAATTGACCCATCATATCGTTAAACGCAGTAACGGACGCCATTTTCTTATTGTATTGGTGTAATCTTTAAGTTTTAAAAAGGTTCACTGGAGATAGCCTCCCTCTGACCTATACCACCCGACACGATGAAAAACACGAGAATCGCGTTGAGTGCAGCGGGTTTGGTGTATTTATTGAGTTCGAGTTTTCCCTCGTTGTTGAGATGCGCCTTGAGATGAATGTACGCCGCGGTGATACCACCCGCAATTAGCGCGGCATATACGGGGTCACGCAGATAGTCGGACAGTTCCATTTAATTATAACGAGGATTTTTTGTACGCTGCTCTGGTGCATCACCAAAAAGAACATCGTCATCCTCTGGATGAGGCTGAGGCTGAGGCTGAGGCTCCTCCATCTGAGGCTCCTCCATAGGCTCGGGTTCGGGTGCCTGTACACCTGGGACAGTCTTAAACTCGTTCTCGAGACCAGTAGGCTCTGGTTCGGGTTCCCCCATCGGCATCGGCTCCTCCATAGGCTCGGGCTCGGGCTCGGGCTCCCCCATGGGTTCATCCTCACCCTCAACCACATCGGGGTCCATCGCATCCTGAACCTCGCCATCGAGAGAGATGTCCCTGGTCTCCTGAGACATGTATGTCTGAAGAATCTGCTGGACGGGAATGAGTTCCTTCACCGTGTTCTCAATGCATAGAGAGATGCGCACCGTCAAGTTCTCATCCCTCGCGTACTCACTCTGCTCCTCATGGAAAATGTAAGGGTCTTTGTAAAGGTCTTTGGCGACATTGTTGTAGCACGTCTGGATGAAAACCTCCTCTGTTGGAAGCTTGAGAGAAATCTTCTTGTTGTCAGCCTTGAGACGAACAGCCGAAAGAATCTTGGTGCAGGCAACAAATACTGCAGCGAGGAGGTCACTGAACCATGAGCACCTGTCAGTGATGTTGTCGGAGTGGCGCTTGGACATCGCATTCGACCAGTTGGGAACCTCCTTGAGGAGCTTTTGGAACATGATGAGAACCTGTTTTCCCTTGGCGGTCTTCACCGCTTCACCGTAAATCTCCTGAAACACTTCAATCATAGCTGGACACATGATGAGACACATCTGTCCCAAGTACTCCTTTTTGGCTTCAACCAAAACATTGAGGTTATCCATTTATGATTAAGAGGGGTTTAAAATAAGATTTTCCTACGCACTTCTCCTGTACTTATTCGCAATCTTTTTGAGATTCATGAGATTAGGGAAGTCCGCTTCACTCCCCTCCTGTTCAACTTTCTGTTTCTTCTTTTTTGGAACATTCCACGAAATGTACATATCATAGTCACTAATGAGACGTGCCTGAAATCCACCGAGTACAAACTGCCTGACAACATACCTCGCAGCCTGTCCTCTATCAAACACTGGGAACCCTATGAGAAAGGCGGGTACAGTGAGGAAAATTTGCTTGTGTCCGTACTCCACGGATTGTTTAATCTTCGATGAAAACTGTTCATATATTTTTTTATAAATTTCCTTCTTAATTTGTTTCCGTCTCTCGTCGATTTTCGTGACATCGTCGATGCTCAACATACTCTTTACTAAAATTTATTTTTAGCCCTATCAAACTCACTTTTGGTGGGGGCAGCAACCTCTTTGACGAGCCTATAGTCGACAAACTCCTTACCCTCGGAACCCTCCATGAAGGGGGTCACATCACTTGGAGCCTGGACATCCAGGGGCTGGCTCCTCAGAGATACAAGACGCGCCTTACCATTTTCAATTTCGAAGGAAGCCACAACGGAAAAACCGAAGGAGAAGCCATCCTTCTTGATGGCCATGAACATACACTCGAACAGTTCCTTGTCCTTACCCACGTAGTGCTTGACCTTGGTGGTCTCGATGATGTAGGTGCACATTCCAGTACGCTTGGAAATCTCCTTGTTGGTTTGAAGTACAAACTCCTCCATCATGTCATTGTCAACAGCGGCCTCGACTTCACGGTAGCCTGAGAGGTCTGGTCTGGGATCATCCATCTTAACAGAAGCCACTGGTTTGGTGTAGCCTGAGAGACCGAAAGCCTCGGTGAAACCTTCTGTGTTCGTCGTCAGAAGAATGACGATGACGATGAGGGCGAACACTAACAAGTAATTCATATTTACTATTATGCGTTAATTTTTTTTTAGAAAATACCCTATAGATAGTAAATGTCACTGCTGATATATAGTCCCAGATGCAAACATTCTATGGATGTCATTGAGTACGTCAATAAACACCCCCAGTTGAAACAACTCGTTCACTATCACAACGTCAACACTCAGGGTATACCTCCCAACTATAGGAACAAAATAAACCGTGTCCCCACAATGCTCACGAAGAATGGTAAAGTCCTCGTAGGGAACGAAATAAAAAACTGGTTAGACTCACTCCTTCCAGCGAAGGAAGTCGCAGATGCAGGTCTCGGAGGTTTCGCGTGTGGTATGACTTCTCTAGATGATGGCGGGGGGGTATCGGACATGTTCTCACTTGATGACTATGGTCGTACACTCCAACCCCCTATGACAAAGGAACTTGAAGAGAAAATCAACCGGGATGTCTCTAAGGGTGTCGCGTACACAGATTTAAAGATGTAAGGCACATATCTGAGTAGATATGAAGCTCGTGACAATTCAAGCAGCGGCTTTTAAATCAACCTTCGAGGTTCTAAAGGATATCCTCAATGACGTAAATATCTATTTTCGCCCTGATGGAATGTATATCGTAACACTGGACACCGCGCGCACATCTCTCGTAGATATTTACTTGGCAGCAGACAACTTTGAAGAGTATCACTGTGAACAAGATGAAATCATCGCCGGTATCAACATCTCAAACACCTTCAAACTCTTGAAGACTATCACTAATAATGATGTTCTCCAAATTGAGATTAACTCGAAGGAACATATGAACATTGAGATTTCGAGTGAAGCGAAGAAGACAAACACAAAGTTTCAATTGAAGCTCCTGGACATCAATGAGAGTCGCATCGAAGTTCCTGACGTAGAGATGACCACTGTGACAACCCTCCCATCCGCCGACTTCCAGCGCCTTTGTCGTGACATGTCGAACATCGGGACAGATATCGAAATTCGACGAGTCGGTAAGGAGATTAAACTCAAATGTGAGGGTGATTTTGCGAGTCAGGAGACTTCAATCGAGTGTCCTGAAGAAAGTCCAGAAATTACAGGTCTCTACAGCCTAAAGTACATGAACATCTTCACCAAGGCTACAAGCATGTGTGCATCTATGCAGGTTATTCAGGAAACGGGGAACAGGTTTTTGATTCTAAAGTACAACGTCGCCAACTTGGGCGAACTCAAGTTTTACCTGGCGACTAAGGTATCTGAAGATTAGTCGTAAAATCGTCAAGGGTTGAGAGTGTCTTTTTCATACCTAATGTGTTTGAAAGGACAATCTTTGGAAACCTATCCTTGAGTACATCCTTCTCGTAAAATAGAAAATCCTTGAGTGGAACCTTTTGACCATGGAAATCATTCCGAGGTCCCGAGTATCGTTTCACCTTTTCAGTAATGTCTCGCATCGGCTTATCATCATGGTCGACTATCCAGGCACTACTCAAAGGGATACTAAAGTGCATCGCAGTATCTTCATTTTGACCAGGTTTGAAATTGATATCATTCGAAATGGCTGTGTACCTTTTACCGTTAAAGTAGTACTTCACTCTGAGGATTATGTTTTTGACATTTTGTGGAACGATGGTATGTCGAAATTGCTTACCAGTGACGTCTACATAATACTCGTCGAGAATGCCATCCTCCCAATCTTTACTCTCGTTCAACCAAAAGTCGTCTTCAACCATGTAGCTCATGTCATGGTCTATGGTGTATTCCAATTCCTCGGATACGACTGAGTAGTCTCTAGGTGTGGTGATGTACTTGTAAAAAAAGAAAATAGTACTTAAAAGTTTGGTAAGCATTTCTCTATAAGACATGGAAGGAAATTTTTTAAGTAGATATAATAATAAAATTTCTGAGTGGAGAGAGTTGATAGATAAAGAAC